CCAGGTTCTCTATCCTGGCAAAGGCATGTACATTGCTGTTTGCGGACACAAGATGCTCCACCAGGCGCGTGTCCTTTTGTGCCACGAAGCTGATGTAGCTGCGCTTGCTGATGTTGTAATTGTCAATATAGCCGGGCTGCCCATCATACACGAAGATGCTGTGCTCCCTGTGGAGCTGAACAACCTCTTTGTGGCATGGGAACAGGTCGCTCTGGGAGAATGGAGCCATGCTGTAGAAGGAGGACCGGTGCTTACCATTCACATAGGCAAGGTTTGTATCTACAAGGTCCTCCCATGTGCTCACACGGCCGTACATCTTGTCAAGGTGCTCGTAGTATGCCTGCAACATCTTTCTCTTACGGCAACAGTTTCTCACAACAGTCATTTTTTGTAGGATTTCTTACAAAATGTCAAAAATCATGTTCGTAGTGCCCGCTTGGGCTTTATGTGAAGGTGATATTGGGCTCGGGGAGCTTGGCCATGGGTCGTGAGGATGTTGGCATCTCAAAGTGGAAGGCGATGTCCTGGGGGCGGCATGGCTCCTCGATCTCCAGCTCTGGCTCCTCGGGAACAATCTCCTTCTTGGGAGCCTTCTTGACCAGCTCCGCGAGCATCTCCTCGTCCAGCAGGATGTCGCTGTCGCCTGTTCCACAGGGTGGGAGCTGACCGAGCATGATGTTGGCGGACACGCCATTGATGCGGTCGTACTCGCTGAAGACAGACGCGTCAATCAGCATGTTGATGGTCTCCTCAAAGGAGGACTTTGCCAGGGGACCAACGTCCGACCGGTTGATGCCGTGCCTGTCCACCGACATGAGGCTGCCGCGATTGGTGATGGTGTCAATCAGGAGCGAGATGTGGCGGTAGTTGATGGAGCTCTCCCGGATGACCTCCATGATCTCGTTGTACAGGGCATTGCGCGCCGCCTCAATGCCAAGGGTCTTGTAGATCTCGCACACATCATTGGAGATGGTGCGGGTCTTGTCCACATTGGGGTTTGCCAGGATCGCCTCCAGGTTGGTCCCGTCCGTGTCCATGATCCACTCTACGACATTGTCAAAGCCAGCTGTGTCAGGGTTGTAGCGCTTGCCCTCTACCGTCCGGATAGAGCCCTTCTTGATGCCCTGGATGCCCTTGAGGACAACATTCTTCACGATGTTGTACTCCACCGCCTTCAGGGCCGCCACCGTGTCCTCAATATCAATGTCCTTCGTTTTTGCCTCGTTGATGCGGATGCGGAAGATGAGCTCGTCCGCATTGTCGTCGGAGAAGATGCACTCTATGGTGTCCCCATGCGTCTTCTCAATGCTCGTGTACACATCAAGCATCGTGAGACCGTGCTGGTGCATCTTCTCACGGCTGAGCATCATGCGGAGGACCCATGGAGACCGGCTGTAGCACCGCTCGGGGTTCACGCGCTGGAAGATGCGGTAGAGCTCCAGGAGCCTGCCGTCCTCCCGTATGCCCGTGCTGAGCCCATTGTTTCCGGGCGGGTCCCAGTATATCTCCGACATCTCCAAGATGTCCGAGATGCTGGTCATCTCAAACCGGTGCATCAGGGGGAGAACCCTGTTCTTGGCGGCCGAGGTGGGGTCCGTCTCGGCATCACCCTTGCTCTCCGGTGGATTTACCACCGTGCCAATGTCGGGCTTGAAATGGATGCGCAGGGCAGGTGTCTTGATGTTCTTGGTGACGCTCAGCAGCTCCTTGAGCCGTGGCACGCCCGATGTCGCCTTCACAGCAGCTGCGGTGCCAGAACTGTGGAAGCTGTCGAGGGTGTTGTGGACAAGCACGCCCGTATCCACCATGAAGCTGTCGTTGCCCGGGACAGTGAAGTCATACACAAAGGTCCCGGGGTCTGGCAGATACTCCAGCTCCACGATCTCGTCCCACACCACATCGCCATTTGCGCCCTGCTCCATCAGCTTGATCCTTGTGTCAATTTCAAAGTAGGCCATCTGTGACAGATGAGGGCGTTGGATGTCAAGAAGGGAGCGGAACAGCTTGATGTATTGGTGTAGGGTTTCGCGGCTGATGCCATTCTTCTGGAAACACTTGTACCTGACCTGTTCGGGGACATGGAGGATGTTGCCTAGGCTGCACACAATCGTATCCAGCTCGGGCACCATATCAATGTACTCTGTGGTGTCTGTCTTGTTCTTGTTGAACTCCGCAATCTGCTCCAGCCCCTTACGCTTGTGAGGGACCTGAAGATGCACCGTGTCCAGCATGTGTTGTGCGTACTTGTGCTGTACCTGGATGACATAGAACAGGTTTGCCTTCTCCCGCTTGCGCCTCTCAAGCTGCTTCTTTGCAAAGATGCCGCAGTATGCCATAAGAACGATCATGTCGTCTGCGAGTGTCTCTGACACCGAGTGAGCCCGGATCATGTTGCGAGCCACATGGATGTTGCCATCACCATCCATATACCCAGCCACTATTCCGGCAATGAACTCCTGGGAGCAGCCGTACACCCATGCAGGAATGTGCTTCTTGTACGAGCCACGGCCGAAGTTGGCATCCATCCATTTCTGCAGGGGCTGGTTGAAGAGGTTGATTGTCTTCGTCTGGTAGATATGCTCCTTGCCATCCTTGTGCCATGGGGAGACGCGTGTCTCCTGCTTGACAGACACCGAGCAACCGTAGCGCTCCCCGAACTTGCGGATGCACTCCTCAAAGGATGGCTCCATCTTAGAGATGCCGATGGAACCGCTGCCAAAGCTCCCATCTGCCAGATAGGCACCGATGAACCAGCCGAACTCACGATCTAGCATGAATGTGGTGCGTTTCAGTGTACCAACCATGATGCTCTCAAGAGGATTTTCTACCGTTGGGATGTAGCGGGCGACTGGAATGCGGTCACCCACCCTGAGTTGAGAACCCTCTACAGGCACAATGCCGGTTGGTGTCCTCATGAGGAAGGAGTGGCTTAGGGTCGCGGTCGTGCTACGGCCGCTGCGCGTACATATCTTCACGAGGCCACCATTGGCAGGGTGGCGGCTTACCTGTGAGATGCGCCTCCAGCTTGTCTTCTCCTGGTTGCTCACACCTACCACATAGTAATCCTCTGCAAGGTTTAGTACAAGGCTGTCATTCCCAAGATCCACCACATCCTTGTCGTGCTTTGTCATAAGGGCATCTACAAACGCTGCGATCTCACCAGAGAAATCATCAAAGCCTGCGATGCGCACCTTCGTATCTCCTGTCATGGAGAGTTGTGTTGCCTCTAATACCCACCGTTTCCGTGTGGGGATAGACTATACCTTAAGCTTGAGCATAAGCCCAAACCCACTGCCGTCTAGTCGTTGAACGCTGCCCATAGCACTTCGGTGCCTTAGGGCTTCGCTGCTGATTGCCCATTTCGCTTTCATAAGCTCATCTTGCAGATTTTCACCATATCCAAGTCTTTTCTCTTGGCCCTGGCTTCCTTTCGGTTGCCAGTTGGTACTACAAGCTTTAGGGGTTTCCAGCAATTTGACAGTGTCGCAGCCGTTCTCATAGGAACGGGCTACTAGCAACCGTGGTATTCGTGTACGAACCACTAACAGGTTTGTCCAAGGTTATTCGTAATTTCCTTGGCAGGTTGCTTTTCAACCCTTCACACAAAGGTTCTCCGAGCGACTGGGCCGCGATGATGCCCACCATCTCTCCTGCGGGGGCAATGGCCTCGTAATAGCGACGCTCAATCTCCTGAACGACCCACTTGAACATGTCGCTTGTCATGTGGTAGCGCATGATCATGGGCTTGGGCGAGAGATGGATGCGCAGGAGTATCTCCAGGAACCGTGTCCCTTGATGAGGAACATTGACATAGAGCTTCTTGATAAGACGGTCTATCTCGTCCAGGATCTCCCCTGGGGTGAGATCGGATGGCACACCCTCCAGCCCAGCATCCTTGATGCTCTCCCTGGCATTCTTCAGGATGCGGTCAAAGGCGATAGGGTAGATGATCATGTTCATCTTCTCGCCCTGGAATATCTCATGAATGAGGTACTCACGGTCTTCCACAATCTGTTGGAAGTGCTCGCTGCACCTCTTGGCCCATGCCCTGTCCCCGCTCAGGCGCTTGAACGCCTCCGGGTGCATGTGGATGTTGAGGGCATCCTCCGGGCGCAGATGGTACTTGGTGTCAAGCTCTATCATGTCAAGGTCAATGGTCGGGATGTACTGCTTCTCCACCTTGGTTCCCTCCATGCCATCCTCGCCATAGAGGAACTGTACCACCGAGCCACCAGCATTGCGTACCGTCTGGTCGTAGTAGACCTTACAGTCCTCCATCGCCTTGACCAGCCTGCGCTGGATATATCCGGTCTCACTGGTTTTTACAGCCGTATCGATTAGGCCCTCGCGGCCACTCATGGCGTGAAAGAACACCTCCTGGGGAGTGAGCCCGCTGATGAAGGAGTTCTCCACAAACCCACGCGCCTCGGGGCCATCGTCGTACTTGGTAAAGTGGGGAAGGGTGCGGTCGGTGAAGCCGTAGCCAACACGCTTGCCCTCAATGTTCTGCTGGCCTACCAGGGCAATCATCTGGGCGACATTGGACTTCTTGCCCTTTGCCCCTGACTTGACCATGTTGATCATGCGGTTTGTCTTGTCATTGATCTCCTTGAGGCCAATGGAGCCTGTCTCCGAGCTCGCCTCATTGAGCACATTGATCAGCATCCTTTCAAAGTTTTCCGCATTGGTAAAGATGGTCTTGTTGTCCAGCTTTCCACGGCGGGCGTCCTCAATGATCTTGTACGCCTTGGTCTTCATTGCGCCAACAGCATCCTTCATGGCCTTGCCAGTGTTCTCATCTGTCACCAGGTCGCTGATGCCCACACTGAAACCGGCAGTGACCAGCCAGCGGCAGATGAGACGCTGCGTGTTGTCCAGGAAGCGCTGGAGCTCAAAGGGCCCATAATCGTGGAAGATGACAGGGATGATGCCACGGGACATGCTGTTGAAAGTCCACTTATCCAGCGTGCCCGACACAAGCTTGCTGTTCTTGATGATCACCTTCTCCTTGTCCTTCCTCACGATTTCTTTACCGGTCTCGTCTATATCGCGTATCTTTACCTCCTGCTCATTCTTGGTGTCAAGATAGAAACCAGGTGGCAGGATGTGCGAGAATGCCTGGAAGCCATTGTACTGGAAGTGCTTCTTGTCAATGGGCTCGGGCAGGTGCCCATCAAAGTAGCTGTTCACCATCTGCAGGTTGGCAAACACCTTGTCGCTCATCCGGACATAGTCCTTGGTGAGGCGGAAGGCACCTGTCATGGTGTCCTGGATGATCTCCATGATTGGCTCGCCATCCTTGGGTGTAATAATATGATATGGCACAGATGCGAAATCCATGAGCTCGCACATGGTCTGCACGCTCTGTGGCATGTGGACATTCATCTCCGTGAACACCCCCATGGTTTCCCATGGGGACGGACTATATCTTAGGCTCCCTCAGGCTGGCTAGGCCATCATTGGAAACCGACCTCCATTTAGTCTCTGAACCTTCTCCCTCCTCTGCCGTGTGTGAGGGTGGGGAGCTTGGCTGCGGATTGCCCAATCCATCCCGTTTTTACCATACCTCTGGTTTTTCTCCAGAGCCGGAGGATGCTTACACATCCTCGTTGGTAGGGGTGGCTCTAAGGGGTTTCCCGCAATTTGAAGATCTTGCAGCAACAAGAGTTTCTTTTATTTCAATAGATATGTTTTCATTTTTAATACTGTTCACAAATTCAATGGCAGATTGATAGGCACTTTCTAGATCTATTGTTTTACCTCCAAATACAAGTCTTTTCTTTTTAATACTATCTACGAATTTTATATAGACGGCTACAAGAAGGATTTCATTCATTTTATGAAGATGCACACTTAATTTGGTAATCTTATCAACATCTAGCTCTTTTATAAATTGGTTAATGCGTGTAGTTTTTATGACTATTTTATCAACATCATTTTCAACCAATGTAAGAGCATTACCATAACATCTGTTAAATGCGAACTCATATTCTTCATGAATACCTCCATATCTCCGTCGTTGTATTGTATTATCAGAATATTGTAAGTACATGTATACTATTTTGTTTTCACCAGCTTGTTTTATAGGATGTAGTTCTATTTTTTTGATTTCTTTGCCTGATACTGGTTTAAACTTATTCATATGAAATGTACTATACAATTTCCGATTATCTTCTTTTGTAAAGAATAGTTTCATAGTATCACTGATCTTTTTCTTGACTGTTTCATCATTTGAATATGGAGGTCCATATAATATATTGTATCCGTTAGGGTATAATGTATTATATACATCAATCCAGTGTCGTTCTCTTTCATCAGTAATACTTATATCGCATTCTTCTAATAATTCTACATAGAAGTTGTCTCTCCCTATTTCTAGAATTGCTGTTCCGAATAGAGAAGCCTTCTTTGTAGTTGAATATGTTAAGTGTTCCTTGAACCTTTTTTCATATCCAAATTTTATA